TTTCATTTAGAAGAATTAGATGGCTCCAAAATTCTAGGTAAAAAAGCTTTAGAAATAACGATAGAATTAGCGCAGGAGGCGGGGAAGTTGGCGACTCAGTTTTTAAAAGCTCCGCATGATTTAGAATATGAAAAGACCTTCTTGCCATTTATATTGCTTTCAAAGAAGCGGTATGTAGGTATGTTATATGAGTTTAATATAGAAAAAGGTAAGCGTAAAGAAATGGGAATTGTATTAAAACGACGAGATAATGCGCCTATTGTGAAGGATGTATATGGTGGGGTCATTGAAATCTTAATGAAAGGGGGTACTGTCGCGGAAGCTATTACCTTCACTCAAGGTCAATTACAAATGCTAGTAGATGGTAAGATTCCTATGAGTAAGCTAATCGTCACCAAATCATTGCGCAGTAATTATAAAAACCCCGCGCAAATAGCCCATAATGTCCTTGCGGAGAGGATAGGCTCACGCGATCCCGGCAATAAACCTTCCAGTGGAGACCGGATTGCCTATGTATATGTAAAGAACCCCAATAAAAAAGCCCTACAAGGCGAACGAATTGAAACACCCGAATATATTATCGCCAATAATATTGCAATAGATTATGGCCATTACATTACTAACCAAATTATGAAACCATTACTGCAAGTATTTGTATTAGTATTAGACGAAATCCCCGTATTAGGCGCAGATTTACTCCAAAAGCGCAAATTGGAAAAAGAAATGATAAAATATAAAAAGGAACTGGACCCTGAGAAGTTTTCAAAAAAGGAAGAGCAATTAAAGAACAAGATTGTAAAGGCATTAATATTTGATAAAATTGATATGAAATAGTGACGTGGAGGAGTAAGTACAATATGGAGCGACAAGTCTATACGATTAAGACGGTGAGCGAATCGGGAAAGGCGGTGTACCTAAGCACCGATCTATTCCATTATAGCGTGGTGAATTCAATGCAAAAGTTTGGAATGCAGCACCGGATTATTATTATTAAGCCTCGTACAAATACAGCAGCGCCCTCCATACACCGATAGCACAAAGTTGATTACCTTATAATATAGATTTATGTCACTTCTTGTATATTTTTTCTTCCTACCAAAAGGAATACTCTATAAATATTATATACATTATATATAATGTATACAAAACGTCACTCACGAAAACGTCTCTCACGAACACGTCTCTCACGAAAACGTCACTCACGAAAACGTCACTCACGAAAACGTCACAAACGAAAAACAAAGAGGCAGAAACGCGCCGGAGTTATAACTCCTCCTCCTCTGACTATAACAGTAACACACCTATCTGGTCAAGTAACCGAATTAGAGGTTGCAGGTGGATCAAACATCGGAGATATTAAAACTCTGATTGAACGTATAGAAGGAATAAAACTATATAAACAACAACTTTATAACCCAGACAGTGGAGAAGAATTACAAGATACTGACCCTATAATAGATAACTCGCAATTATTATTAGCAGTTAAAGCATTTGAACCGATCCGATCAAGAAATTTGTTAAGAAAAATGGTAAACTATTGGACGAACAACAGAACCAAATATATTGCAAAGATAATAGAAAAGTATGGAGATATAAGTGATTGGGATACGTCAGGTATTACAGATATGAATAATATCTTTTTAAACAAACGATTTAATGGCGATATAAGTGCTTGGGACGTATCAAATGTAACCGATATGACTGAAATGTTTAGAGGAAGTCAGTTTAATGGTGATATAAGTGATTGGGACGTATCAAATGTAACGAATATGAAGGATATGTTCTGGGGAAGTCTATTTAATAATGATATCAGCCGGTGGAATGTATCAAATGTTACGAATATGGAAGGTATGTTTTATGCCAGCGCATTTAATGATGACATCACTGGTTGGGATATATCAAGCGTTATTACTATGAAACGTATGTTTTTTTGTAGCCAATTTAATGGTGATATAAGTGGTTGGGACATAACAAATGTTAATGATATCGCCCGCGCATTTGATAATAGACATTTCCAAAATAATCCTGAGAATCAACCTAGATTGTAAGGCTAATTGACTCGGGTAATAACCAATTAAAAAATGCGTATTATATAAACCATGTGGACGATCGGTCACCTAAAGTATCCAAGCATCTATATTGACCGTCGGACTTGTTCAGATGGATATCTGAATTTTTTAACAATGGATAATTTATCCGAACCTATCATGCGTGGTAAAGATGTGTTAGGGAGGAAGTTTTTAACCGTTAAATACATTATCGATAATTATGTCTTTCTAGATATCTACCTACAAAAAAGTAAATTAATCGATAGCGATTGGATTACTTGTGGTACGAATACCTTAATGCCATATGGAGAGTCTTTAAATCCAGCGCAATATATCTTTATTGAATCTATAATGAAGCGACGACCCACCACATTAACCTATGAACATAATCCGAAAAGCCCATACTATCTGAATAAGAAATTTAGATTATTCACTTAGAACGATGGCCTCTATCTATACTATGTTCCTCTACTATTTAGCGTTGTTTAATATTAGCGGATTTATGAATCCTCAAGAGCAATGGTGTAATGATACGGGAACTGGATCCGACAATATATGTTGTAATAATACAACCTATATTGCTAATTTGACATGTCCGACAAGGCATACATGTGATAAAATCATACTTACCCCTTACCTAAAATCATCTGTGGTATTAGATGCGGTTCCATCGACGGGTACATTGGATATGTATGATAGTTTTTTAAAAGATGGTACGAGTATAGGATTGCCTAAAAATATAAACATGTTAATTTTCGTGGCTAAAACAGGAGATAGTACGATGCAATATACATTGGGGAATCAGTCATGTTTTAAGGTTAACGAGAGATTCTGAGATTCTGAGATTCTATTTGCTTTTTTCTAAAGTATATATATATGATTGTAAAGGATGAAGCGACGTTAAAACAATTAATTAATCTGCATACTAATATTAAACGGGGGGCATCTAACAAGACAGCTATGTTGGTAAAGTATTATATGGATGGATGTCCTGCGTGTATAAATTTTCAGGACGAATGGAATAAGGCTGCGAGGACCTCTCCTCATAAACATGTGCAATTTGTAAAATTAAATGCTAACATGATGGAGAGATCGCCTTTACCCCCTACCAATGGGTTTCCTACCGTTCGTATAATTACAGCCTCTGGTGCGCATACCTTTGATGAAGAAAGGACTGCGGAAAAATTACTTGGGTTTATTTTGAAGCATTCGGGTAAAAAGGCGCGATCCAACTCTAAATCCCGTAGGCTACGGAAGCGCAAAAAAAAGACTAGGAAGCGTCCACACATCGGTGGATCGTGTTGTAATCGCCGAAGAAGAGGAGGTGGTAGCAGAAGAAAACACCGGAGCTTTAAGTAATTAAACCCTGCTCCAGGTTTGTCGGTTGAATGGTGCAACTTGCACTTGTGGTAATTTATTCTTCCACTTGTCTACTTGCTTTTCAAATAGTATTTCGCTTTTGGATTTCGGATATAAGTTATTGACGGCCATATCTTGTTTTTCATCGGCGGTTATTTTAGGTTTATAGCCAAAACAATTTACGCCAAATTTTATATTAGGGTTGTCTATATATCCACCATTTATACCTGGTCTTCCACAATCATTTTCATGACCTGCTGTTTTTTGTAATTTTTCATACGATTTCTTTTGAGTAGGGAATAATGCTAGTTGATTCTCTGACCATCCATAACTACACCACTCGCCTCCTTTATCATATGCCTTTTCTATTTGATTATACGTTGCTAAATTGGCTCCATATGCCTTACATACCGCCTTGGCATTACTATAATCTAAGGTATTTCCAGGTACGTGAAATACCTGTTTTTGGATTTTGATTTCTGGAACAGTAGTATCTACTCCTGGACCAGTAACATTTATATCTAATTCTGGCTTCTCTCCAAATAAATTGTTTATGGTTGCATCTAATTCTAAACTATAAAAATAGGTTATTGCGTTTAGCAATAGCAACGCTATAAATACACCCCATAATAGGGTTTCTAATATACCATAACTTGGCATTGTGGTTCCTGCTAAACTAGGTCTATCGGAGGAGATAGAACTAAATAATGCATAATACACTATTAATACGAGAACTAATATGGCTAATACTATAGGATTCGCTCCTACATTATTTACATAATCATATGATTTTCCTGGTAGATTTGTTATTGGGTTTATATTAACATTCATTATATATACATTATTTAATATTTTTTTTATAAAATAGGCAATATGCTTTTGTCGATATTACTTTGGAGTCAGATATTTTGTTCACATCCGTATCATTATAATGATACCACCCGTCTTTGTTCTTAATATTAGCTGTGTAGTGTCCCCCTAGAGTGCCTCCGCTATGATTACATACTCCATATAAGTCATATTGATAGGAATGTTTTAAATACCCTACTACATATTTACTTAGATCTAAGGATTCTATTGGACAAGACACTAGACGCTGATCCTTTCTATTATTATTATTAAATCGCTTTAGAATTATTATCAGTATTTTTGGAAAACTCCATACTAGGTATTGCTTCTGGGCGGGTTCTTTTTGTTTCGTTATATCATTATACCATTCTGAATCTCCTTCTAACCTTTCGGGTTTATAAAAGCTATCTAAACAATCTATTAAAGTAGGTTGTTTAGAGTCCGGTATCTCTACATTCAATAATATAGTAGATTCAGGCATTAGAGACTCATGATTGGATATACTCTGTATTTGGGATATCTGGACACCATAAAACATATCTACTATATCCGAATAATCCGTCTCGTATAACTGTTTTATATATTGATAGCTTAGTATAGCATACTTATCTGTATTATTTATTGCTACACCTTTTATATTCATGTCCACCTTTCTATTATTCCCCTCATGAAAGACATTTATTATAAATAATAAGAATTCCGAGATATCATTTTGACCTGATCCTACAAATTCATCTAGGTTTTTTTCTTCTGCAACCTTTTGTATCGTATTTATCCAGCGCCGGTGGTTTATAACACCATGCTTTTTCCACATTAACTTTCGCAAATTATCATACTCTTTTAACATCATACCATTAATGTTATCATTTAAATGATACGGCGAATCTAAATATTGATTCAATAAATCACTATGTACTAATATTTGTGTGCAGGCATTAATGTAACATTCATTTCCTAGATTAACCAGACCAGTTAAACCTTTGTCTGTCATAGCTAAATAGTATAGTTAATTATTTAAACATTTTATATAACTACTATTATATGTCCGATTTAGTGAATAGTTATATTTCCATGATGCGCGAAAATTTTGAATTACAACACCGAATGCTTCTTCTTAACTCTGCGCACGAACAACATTTATATAATCTTATTTCTGCCTCCCAAAACACCCCTTATATTCCAACCCGACGACGACTTCGTCCTTTAGCAAATACTTTATTCGATTTAACTCAAGCCTTTCAAACTGTACCTATACGCCCTAGTGCATCTCAAATTACTACCGCCACCAATGAAGCAACCTATGGAACTATTAGTAACCCGCCTAATACTCAATGTCCTATTACTCAGGAAGCATTTAATACGGATGATATGGTTACTCAAATACGCCATTGTAGACACTGTTTTAATACCGCTGGGATAAATCGTTGGTGGCGAACCAGCGCCAAGTGCCCTGTTTGTCGTTATGATATTAGGGAGTATATGGATCCTTCGGGAGCCAGACCCGCAGCTCCTCTCTCTCCACCCTCTCCTCTCTCTCCACCCTCTCCTACTCTTCCAACCCAACCTAGTCCATCTACTAATTTATATAATACTCGCATTAATAATGCGACGGATAGCTCTTCCAACCCCTTCGACCTATACTTAATGTTATCTACTCAATTACTTAATTCCTCTTCAAATATATTGGATATTTCGGGTATAGATGTCATTTATACTACTCATTAAAATATATTTTACGGAATTTTTCTACCGTTTTATCCGCTATTCGGAATTTAAATAATACTGGTTTATCTACTTTTAACATTTCAATAATGAAATGGAGACAATATACTCCGCACTCGGTAGAATTTCGTTGGTGGGCTATGTTATTCTCCGCTACAGTAAAAGATATATTTAAGGGTTTTCCTTGTTTTTTTACTTTAGTAATAAATTTCTTTATATATGCCGGCGTTTTATCGCCTGTACTGTCCCAAAATATTATTTTCTTATGTTTAATACTTATATATAGTGCTACCCAATGCGACCCGCCCTTATTGTGGGGGTCTAAATTAAATATGATTCCTATTTTTGTTTTCCCTTCCTTGATTTGCGTTTTTAAATCAAATTTACATAACTCTTCCCATACGCATTTGCCATTCAATTTATGATGGTTCCAATCAATCGGGGTTGGTCCTATAAAATCAAATTCTGGATATTTTCTCTCATATTGCTTCATTACTTTCAATATATCTAAACTGTTTAGCCACTCATTTGGGTTTTTTGTCCACGACAATGGTGCCCACGGGGCAAATATACTCTCTAGTAAATTCGTATCTCCTTTTTGCTTGCTAAATTGTTGTTTCAACCAACAAGACTCTTTATTGCATACATGCTGCAATTTATCTCGCAGAGATGCCCATATCTCTTTTGGACGGGTGGCGGTTATTTTATTATCTGTGTGTCGCGCATTCCAATATTTTTTTAGTTGAGTGATGGTTTTTTTACTATAACAAGTATATCCTTCCGTGGAGGTAGGAGCACATCTCTCCCTCCTAAAGGTTGTATGAAGCCTACGGCGTTTTCTTCTAGTCGCCATCTATATTATACCTTCTTTTTTTTTTTCTTGACACCTTTCATTTTTAGTTTAGGGTCAGATAACTCTATACTTTTTTTTTCGGGCACACTACATGTCTCTGTTGTGCGTGTAATAGTTACGAAATCTTTTATGGATCTTACAGGTGTATTAAAGATTTGTTTTGCCGAACCTTCTATAGTTAATGGGTCCGGTATATCGGTGTCCATCTCTGACTCCATCTCTAAATGATCATACTCTTCCTGCATTATGTCTTTCGTGTCTTCTGTTTTTAAATACGATATCGTTAATTTTATATACTCCTCAAACGCCCCTCTCAATGATGGAGGGTACTTATTTTCCTTAAACATATTTCTAGTCAGTTGCAATACTCTACGTCTATAAAACTTTGCGTCTGCCGCGCTTATTGGATCTGCCTTCTTTGCATATTTTTGATATAACACCGGATTCATCAAAAACTCTAATTCAGTTGCATGATTCATACTAAGTACTGCGATTATTATTCCCTATTAGAACACGCGCCTTGTAACTGATTCCGCGTAAAATTATTCAATGTTTGATGTCCTATATTTAATGTATTTGGATCAAATGGCGGAAATGCCTCATTCACAAATAAATTAGGAAAGGACTGTAACCCATCATCGCTATAGGGGACCGTCGAATGGTACAATTCACTCTGTGATCCCGGAATATATTTTGATTGGTCGCAGTTCTGCAGTGCAAAAAACTGGTTACGAAGCGTTGACTCTTTGTTTATTTCTGTGGCAAATCCTCCCCATGGCGCCACCGCCGTGCCTGGATTAAATACTTGTGTCGGATGATACGTTGGATATCTATTAATAGGCACGGTGGATGGCTTACGTTCATCGACTAAAGGCATGAGCGTATATTTAGTCGGAACGGGTCGCATGGAAAACTGCGGTTGTAATGGAGCAGACGGTACATTTCTACTATATAGCCTCCTGTTTAACGCCTCCGTTCTCTCTTGCTGGCACACAAATACTTCATTTATTACTCCTTCCATAATATATACTATAGTTATTTAATTTTTAAACTTTAATGTAAAAAATTGAAACGAGCTACTTTACACAATTGGATATTAAACATGAGTGACGATACCAATTCCTCCTCCAGTTCCGCCGGATCCGTAGTTAGCACCGCACTATTTATATGCTCTATTATTGTTTTGGCTAATGTTGACCCTAACGAATATAATCAGATTAGACACATTGCTTATTATAACTTTATACTTATGCTTCCATGTTTACTAGCGGGTGGGGCGGTCTTAATGTGTTGTATTACAGCCTCATCTATGTCCAGTGGCAAGATAAATTGGCCCGCATTCTATCTCTTATTCCTATCAGTCTTCATCATTATCCTTACTTTTATGGGAATGGTGTGGCATAATGACCCTAGACACTCTATTATATTCTATAAGGAATTCTGGACCGAAAACGCCTTGGTATTTGAAACTCCGCCTAAACACGCTTGGGCATATGTTATGGGTGACGTCATAATTAGGATTGAAAGCGCCTCAACCCTGTTCTTATGTATTGTAATGGGGTTGGGGGCATTGTGCGCCTGTTGTGGAGCAGTGTATAAGTGTCGTGATAACAATCCGTCATTAATCCCTGTATAAAGTTATCCTATAAAAAATATATTTTGAAAAATAATATTTTTCTATTATATATGTCCACTCCTGGAACTAAGCGTCATCCGGTAATATCAAAGCAGGGTCTTAGGGATCTTTTTGTTGCCGTCAATCACCTACAGACGCAGGTAGATGAAATTACCGCAAAACATAAAGCCGATATCAACTTGCTTGAGAATGAGGTGGGAGATCTAACGGAAGAGAATATGCTCATTAACGAGAAACTCACAACGATAAACGAGAAACTCACAACGATAGTACGAAACGACCGAATGCGAAGGAGTTCCATGACTGGTACTATCGGACAAATAGAACAAAAAATAGAGTCCCTCGGTGGAAAGCATGATGACCAATTAATGAAACTTCATGACAAACTGGATGACTATATGGCAATCACAAAAGATAAAATAGAAGAGATTTGGAATAATATTCCTGCCAATCCGCCTCCACTGGTCCCACCATCTACGAGGAACCCGCGCACTGGTGGCATCTCAAAAAAACACAGGCGCCGCAGGACCAAACACCGGCGCAGGACCAAACACCGCCGGCGATGATTAGACATGCCGAAGTATTTATATTTAGATATAAAAATATAATACTTGGTTATTTATGTGTGGTATTTTCGCGTTATTTCATAGTACCTTGGACCAAGAACTTGTAAAACTGCAATTTATGAAGGGGAGGAATCGGGGACCCGAATATTCCTCCTTTAGTACTATTAATGATGGATATATTGGATTCCATCGTTTAGCTATTAATGGGTTGAATACCGCATCTCACCAACCATTTAATATCAATGATTGCACTTTAGTATGTAATGGAGAGATTTATAACTATCATTCCTTATATGATATGTTATTTCCGCTGGTTCCTACTACGGACAGCGACTGCGAAATTATTATTCAT